CGTAATTCTTTTCCATTTGATTTAATTTGAATTTCTTTTAATTGAACTACCAAAATAATAACCGAATATTGAGATTACAATACCTTCAGTGATACCGATAAGATGGATCCATACTTCTTTATTATCTGTTGGTATTGTAAGGTATACGATTGCATAAATCATAAAACAGAACGATGCTAGACCTACTAGTCCTGTAAGGTAAAACAGTATATCAATCTTTTGCAGTTTTGCTATCTCTACTTCTCTATTTCTTGCTGACTCTCTATCCTTGAGCATTATTTGCTCCATTTCAATTAAATCCTTCTTTGCAATTTCCTTGTCTTCATCAGTCAGTTCATCGGATAGATTTATCAAATTCTTCACAATGCCCAATGTCCCATTACTTGGTAGGACATCACCGATGGTTTGAATGATTTTTGGGGCTTTCTCCGTTAGGAACTTACCAACTTTTGTGTCTTTAAATTTTTTTCTTGGCTTCATATTAGTGTGCTTTTTCCATTCTTTCAACAAGATTCAGAAGCTTTTTCATCATTGACGTATTGTTCTCAATCACATGATTATTTGATGCTACTGTTTCTAGAAGTTTTGATCTGTCTTCTGATAAATATTCTTCAAGTTTTTTCTCAAGCTCCTGTATCCTGTTCTCATTTTTCTTGTGCCATACAAAGAATTGCTTACCCATGAAATAAATTAAGGCAATCATTAGAATGGCAAAAATGCCAAGTACACCATAATTTGCGAGTGATGTTAGATACGAGGGGAGTGGTTCTGCTTGAAGAAAAATCATGGTTATTATATTTTGTATTCAATAATTGGGAGATATTTTACCCACCAACAATCAATATCGGTATTGTCATATATCTGATGCAAAGGTAATACCCAATCACCATCTATAGTTAATATTGGTGTGAATTTTTTATACTGTTCATAATATTTATTTGATAGGTAGGTTTTCTCATCCTCATCAAGTAATCCAACAAGCATCTCATAGTTCTATTAGTGTGAAGTTATAAAGAGCATTTTGTTTAAATATTTTTATAGCTTCAAACCAACGTGAGTCTGGAACAACCATACATCCTGCACTCCACTGATCAACAATTGACCCCAGACCTCCTCTATGAAAGTTGATGCCATACCACCCCTTAGTTTTGATTGTTTTATCTATCGTTTTATCTTTGTTTCCATCTCGATAAATTTCAATTGCGCCAGTCTGCATAAAGTAAGGCGCACCTAACCATAGACTTTTCCAGTTTGGAGATGTTACAAATGTATGCGACCCGATTACCTGTTGCTCACAAGCAATTGCAGTTCCTGTTATTCCTCCAACCGTAACAGGATTAAATATCCAATAATTTCCTGGTCGAGTACTACAAGGCATTATCATGTCAGCTATTCTGTTCGAAAATCGAACAACATAGTCTGAGAACTTATTATCTAAGGATTGATTGGTACGTACCCATACTAAGTCAGTTACGGGCTTTACCCAACCACGTCTGTCCATCTCTGCATCGATAAATTGCTTTGCGCCTGCAAGGCTAAGCGGACCAATTATGCCATCAATGGCACCGCTGTAATATCCTCTGTCTTTGAGTATCTGTTGAAATTGTTTCATTATTCTACTGGTGGGAATGGTGGCGATGGTTTTGGTTTATATTCAATCAAAGGTAGTGTTTTTACCCATTGAAATTCTGGATTAACACATTGTTCGATTTCTTCTGTACTGATAATCCAATTGTCCGATAGGTCTTGCAGGGGATTAAAATAACTATCTTCTTCATATAACTGACCTACTAAACTGTCCTTTTGTTCAATAGTCAATAATCCAACTAAAATTGTACTCATATTTTATATTCTTTTAAAATTTGTTCAATTGGTTTATTAGCCCTACATCTACTCGCAATTGTCCTTACATTGACACCAATCATATCAGCCCATTCAGACCTTGTTTTTGTTATTCCATTATAAGTTAGTAAATAATTACTACGTCTGTTATTTGCTTGCTTTTTTCTATCAGCCCAAATACAATTACTTTTACAATAATCTTTATTAACATCAATTCTTTCTAATGTATATGATTTAAAAGGTTTTTTGCCAATATCATTTATAAAACATTCAAAACTATTTAACCACTCATCAGAAACTTTAATACCTCTACCTCCATAATCTTTATATCCTGCACAATTTTTATTATAACATCTTTCTTTCATTGATTGCCAAGACTTATATTCTGATGTTCTTGAAAATCCGTGAGTTTTTATATGTTCATAATCTTTTTTGCAACCGCAAGATAGATTTTTTTTCAATTCTTGAGTAGTTAATTTATTAGATTTTCCGCAAACACATATTACATCGTAATATTTTATATAATATTTGTTTTTATGGCTATACCCTAATAATGTATAAAAACTACCTTCTTTTACTTTTACATTTTCCATAATTATAATTATTTTGATTTACACAAAGATAATAATAATAATTGGATTTTTTATATTTTATTCATCGTAAAGCTGACCGACCAAGCTATCCTTTTGCGATTCTGTTAATAGTCCTACGTATGTCATTGTTAAAGTGTTTTAATGCTATACATTTCGGCTTAACGCCACTTGAAAATTTTGCACGGCTGTATAAAAATTACCAGCATCAGTATCTGTTAAGCCATCACCTATAGATGCAAAAGCAAATTGTTTTGATGAAAATATTTGAGCTGCACCACTATTATTTCTTGCACCAACATAAACATCAAAATTTATTGCTGTTGTTCCAGCAGATGTGTTTGTTCCTTTTAAAATACCGTTTAAAAACCCTTTATGATTTGATGATGAATTTCTTGTGTTAATATGAAAACCTCTTGAATCAGCATTTATAAAACTTACATATTGACCTCCAAAAGATGAATGATTTGTATAATAAGCAACATTTGAAATTCTTGAATCAATACCAAATCCTGCTACAGAGCCATTATAATTTCCTATGTCTTCTTTTACTTCATCAATATTTGTTCTAACATAAATTGACATATGATTATTATTAGTTATTGCAGAAGGATTTAAAAAAGTATTTGCATATGAATTAGTTCCATTGCCTTGTATACCATTTGCACTATGAGTCATACCACCAAAAAATACTAAGCGAAAAGCTGCATTTGTATCCAAAGGATTTTTCAAATTCCATTTGTGGCTTGATGCAGTACCTCCAACAAACGGATAGATAGCTTTCATCTTAGTCCAAATACTTGCAGCTTTTAAGTCAACAGTAAGTTGATTGACTGCAGTTTTTTGCGTGTTATCTGTTATGCCTGCTGCCGTAATAAAAGCCTGAGCATCGGCATCGAATATTTTTAATGAGTTGCTTGTAGCATTTGCTGAACTAACTACATTAGTACCAGTTACAACACAAGTAATTGATAATGCAGCATCTGCTTGTACTAATGTATAGGTTGATGATGTAGCTCCTAATATATCTGAACCATTTCTCTTCCATTGATAAGTGTATGTTGGCGTTGGATCACCAGTCCATGTACCGGTATTGCTTGAGAGTACTTGTCCTACTGTAGGAGTGCCACTTATAACAGGAGCTACAGTATTTACAGGGGCTGTTCCGGTACAAGTAATTGAGTTGCTTATAGCACTACTCATTCCGTAAGCATTTGTACCTTTAACCTCACAAGTAATAGCGTTGCCATAATCCAACAATCCCAATGTATATGTAGAATTTACCTCCCCTATAATAGAACTACCATTTCTCTTCCACTGATATCCGTAAGTTATAGGAGCTGTTCCTATCCATGTTCCAGTAGTAGAGGATAATACTGATCCAATAGTAGTACTTCCGCTTATTACCGGAGCTACAGTATTAGAGGGGGGTATTCCTCCGCCTCCTCCTCCGTTTCTTGTTTTTGACGTAAATGTATTTGTTATTGTTACTGTTGTCATTTACCAAAGAGCTATAATATTCTCAGCTGTTGTTGCACTCCAAACTTTTATAACTTGAACAGGCATAAAAGTACCATCCTGTATATTAAAGAATGTCACCTCATCTTGTCCTGCCATTGTAACTACGACATCACCACCTGTTCCTACATACAATACACATCCTGTATTCTGACCACCGGCCATTGGACTTGATTGGTAGATTGCATACTTGTCACCAGAAGTAAATATGTTTGCATTAAGAACAAGTTTACTTGGAGTTGCAGTTGGAACCTCGGTAACTGTAGCGGCAAATAATGTGTTTAGATTATAAACAATATTACCTGGATATATCGAAAGAGCCAAAAAATCAACTGTACTATCGATAAGTTCATTTGCGCCAGTTCCATCAGCTGTACCAGTTGCTGCTATTGCCGGAAATGGGATATCAGCATCGTCTGATTTATAAACTGTTAATGCTCTACTTGGTTGTATTCTTACGTTTGCCATTATTTGTTATTATTATATGGGAATAATCTATTCAATGAGTCTCTTCTTTTGTCACAACCACAGTCTTGCCCTGTAGCTTTTGACACTGTATCGACAATTTTCTTTATGCCTGTGGCTTTGGTGATCTTCTCAATGGTATCTCCTACGCCTCTGCTTTTTATATTCTGATTCATAGCTATACTTTTTTTACTCTGTTACCCATACCCACAATTGACTTCTCTCTTTTCTTACTCTCTAGTTTTGTAGGGCTAATCTCGCTCTTTGTTTTTGGAGTCTGTGCAGATACTCTCTTTGTTGGCCTGCAATACTCATTTTTACCTCCTGCCCCACAAGGCTTATTTGTTTTTGTGTCAACCCAATTCTCTTTTTCCCATCTCTTGAGGCTTGTACCCTTCTCGGACTTAACGACATTACCTGACTGCTTGCGACACTTGGCTATAGCTTGTGACGCTCTTGCCGATGGGAACACATCGTACTGTGCTTTTACTTTTTTATAGCAACTGTCCTTCATCAATACTTACCTTGTCTACCTTTAGGGTTACTTGTTGTATGTTTACCTGGACCTCCCCACAAATGCTTGCAAGCCCAGTATCTTGGTGTTAGTTTATCGTCTGCTGAGTCGCATTTATGTCTTGCCTTAAAGCTTTTTCTAGCTGCATCAGAGTAATTGTTACCATAACCCTTGGCACCAAAGTGCAAAAGCTTCTCTTGCCCACCGGAGCAAGCCTTAACCATCATCTTTTTACCTGGTCGGTCTGATGATCGAGGGCTATTGCATTTCATTGTCGCTTTATTTGCCATATTTGCTTCTATAGTCTCTTGATTGTAGTCCTACTTTGTGAGGATGCACCTCTTCTTGCTTGGGCTCTTCTGCCTTTTCCTCTTGTACCTCTTCAGATACTACAGGTTGCTCGATTGCCTCATCCTCTACGACCTCTTGTTTCTTTGACTTAGCCATATTTTTACTTTTTTAAGGTTGCTCTATTTGTTAATGGGTTGTATTTGTAGTCTGATTTTTGTTTACCTGACGCTTTTGCCGCTCTATCTACCGCTCTTTCGCTTGCAGTCATTGCATTTCGCTTCATTCCTTTCGCTGTGAGTGTCTTTCCGTCAGGTTTCATGTCACCACGCTTGATTAAAATTGCTTTTGCTCGGTCTATGGAACCAACTTGCGCTGAAAGCCTTTCCACAAGTTGGTTTTTACCCATAAACTTTTGAGTTTCTAGCTTCATACTAGTAGCCTTTCTTCGCAGGCATTGCTTTTTTTGAAGCTCCTTTCATCATCTTGGTAGTGGCACCAGCTTTGCCAGCCTTTTTAGCCATTGGAGCCATTTTGTCGCCACCGGCCGCCATTTGCATACGAGAAGATGAAGGTAAATTCGGAGTTGATGATGTCTTTTTCATGTTATTGATTTTTAAATTGATTCCCTAATGTTGCTAAACCTGCTATTCTTGGCATACTTGCTTGCGCACTTTTCTTTCTTCCCATCATTTCCTTGAGCCTGCTATTTTCAGCCTGCATTTCAGTGATCATTTTGACCTGCTTGTTACTGAATGTAATATCATTCAGCTTTTTAGCCAAGTCTATACTACCAGAAACAGGCTTTTCTTTAGTTTTTTTATCGTCTGCCATGTGAATATTTTTTTATTTCGGTCAAATATAATAAGTTTTCCTGATTATATTTGTATAAAATTTAATAAAATTTAATAAAATGGCTACACCACCCAGAGATTATCTGAAATATTACAAGGTAATACGTCAGTACTTCAAAGCAAAACACAAAATATCGCAGGCAGAGTTAGATGTTTTAATCTTCATGTACTCTGAAGGGTACTTTACCAGAGAAAGATTTGATGAATTTAATCGAATATTGACTTGGAATAGGGAGAGATTTCAAAAATTACTTGATGATGGATGGTTTGAAATCTTCAGAAAGAAAGGTCGAGGAAGAGCAGTTATATACCAAATGAGCGACAAAGGGAAGCTTCTCATTGCTGACCTTTACAGAAAGCTAAATGGAGAAGACATCCCTGTGCAAAAATGTAATAACCCTATCTTCCTAAAAAGGAAAGCTAAGTATAGCGAGAAGGTTTACAAAGATATGATTGTTGAAATGAATGCTTTTAACAAACAACAACGACGTCGGTCTCCCGAATGATTGTATGCTGTTCGTTATTGATGATCATCGTGAATGAGAATCCTTTGTCGTAGTAGACAACATCCCCTTCTTTTATCACAGATACGTCAGTGCCAGGCTTTACTACCTTACCCTTTTTATATCTGAATTGACTAGCATCGTCTCCTGAAAGGATGATGCCTGAGTCAGTTTTTATCTCCTCGTCAATTGACGAAACGACTATGTACTTTCCTATTGGTTGCATTAGATTAGATTTATGGTAAAAGAAAAAATGTTACCTCTCCGATTTTTTTATAGAACTTTAGTGTTCTAAACCATCTCCTATTCTTCTCGGAGATGATGCTCATATTGCAGAATGCATAGATTTTTGGATCGCTTTCTCTGAGACCATTCTCTACTAAGTCCCTCGCAATTGCTTTGTGTATACTTGTTGGCTCAGCTTTCCACCAGATATAACTCTCTAGATTCACACCGCTGTAGGCTCTTGGATATGTTATTGCTTTGATGACATTCGACTTCATCATCTCTGCTCTGACCACTGCGGAGATGGCCATGTATCTTAGACCCTCTACGTCAGTTGAGTCAGGTGTCTCTGACATTAGCATCTTCGCCATCCAGTCTACCTCGTTCCACTCAGCCTTTGGTTTTTTATTGATAGAGTAGTCTAGCGTCTTCTTCTCCTCAACAATCTCCTGTACCGGCTCCTCCCGATACTGTATCTCCTTCTTTTTCTCAATCGGATTGAAAAGGGGAAATGCCGCAGTAAACAGGAATAAAAATATTGCATATCTCATATTTGATTAAATTTAATTAGACAAAAAGGGGCTGAGTTTCCCCAACCCCAAACATTTCCAAAACCAAAATCAAATCAATTTATTTATCTCCATGGCTCTGATGAGTCTGGTAATACCAATACCGGCCCCTACTCGTGGGATAAATTTATTTTGTAGGAACTCCTCAAGCTCATCAATTACTCTATTGTAGCTAAAAAGCTCGAATAACTTCTCAGCGTATTTGCCATCCTCGATGGTAAAGAAGTTCTTTTTCATCTGCTCAGGATTACAGCTGCGCTCAGCAGAACCAATCGTCTCTTGACCGCAGAGGATTACGTCAATTTTCTTAGCTGTTCCATTGTCATGTCTCTCCATATTCCAAAATGGATTGGTACGCTCTGGGAAGTTCATCAACAACACTGCGTCAGATACGTCATGGTATAGCTTTGTCTCTGTGTCATTCTCAATGATGCTGACCCCATATTCATCGCATACGTCCTCATAGTTTCTAATAGCAGGTGTTTTGAAACCAAGATACTCAAGCAGCTCAGTCTCTACTATCGCTAGCTCTGTCATCGTGCCATGGAACTCAAACTCAAACATTGGGAAGATCATGCAGTGGCGACCCTCAATTGGCGCCTCCTCATTGCGGTAGCTCGTTGACAAGCAGTAGAACCCTTTCTCCTGTGGCTGTGTCAACAGCTCATGCTCAAGCCACATCTGCCCAGTCTGCGGCAGTGGATAGACATTGTGGTTGTAGGTAAACTTAGCAATGCTATGCGGATTCTCGCAGGCCGCCAATATGCTCAACCTATTTTGCGTATGCACCTCAAGTAGACCTTTGTTGTCAAAAAACTGTCTGAGCTTTTTTACTACAGTAGTAAATTTATGTGCGTCAATGTGTGGGTAAAAAGAGGAATGCAAAGAATGTTTCATTTGTTTTAAAATTTTTGTTTTTGTTTAATAATTTCCCTGTTGATATACCATATCGCCTTCTCAAGGTCCTCAACTGCATTCA